AGGTCGATCAAGAGCCGCTCGATCTGCGCCGGATAGAGCGTCTTGCCGGTGGCCGTCTCGTAGGCGGCGATGATCTCGCTGGTCACCGCCTGCGGATCGTCCGGGATGATCTTGAGTAGCTCGGTCATCGCGGCCTCACCTCGGCGCTGATTTCGTCGCCGCCTTCGGCGAGCTTGAAATACACCGTGACGCGGATGGCCGCGTCGTCATCGAGCGCGACCACTACGCGCGTGACCTTTACGCGCGGCTCCCAGCGGCGGATGGCCTCGACCGTCTCGCGCACGATATGCGGGCGCGCGCGGTCGATGGGGTGATCCAGGTACATCCACACCCGGCTGCCGAAGTCGGGCCGCAGCGGATCGCTGCCCTGCGGCGTGCGCAGAATGATGGCAATCGCCTGGCGAAGGTCATCCACGCCCTCGACAAAGCCGTCGCGGCCCAGCGCGGGCTGCCAGTGGTGGGCGGACGGGTGCAGGCTCATATCCGCAATGGTCGCCGAGTTGGGCTTGGAAAGGTATGTAGAAAGGGTTCAACCAGCGAACACGTTGGCGCTGCCGGTGGCGGCGCTGGAGCCGCAACTGACCGGATCGCCGATGCGCCCGGCGGCGCGCCCGTTGACAAAGACGGTGCCCGAGCCCACAGCCAGTGACCCGCCGTGGGGCGGACAAACGGGACAACCGTGCGGCTGCCAGCCGTCACCCACGCGGTGCCAGCCCAGGCCGTTGACGAACACATCGGGGCTGCCCTCGGCATTGGCGCGCGGCGGAAAGCACCCGTGCCCAGTGCAGATGTCGGTGTGGCGGTGTGCGGCGGGCATGGTGGCGTCCTTACGGATTGAGGTCGATGCGCGGCGCGCGCAAGGTGAGGTGCGTGTCGGAGACGATCTCGATGTCGCCCACGCAGTGGACCCGCAGCCGGTGCGCCGCGCGGTCGTATTCGACCGTCGTGCCGTCGGCAAAGCGGGCACGGGTGATGTCGGATGAGCCGCCGGGTGACGGATCGCGCGCGGAGTAGAGCGCGCCCAGCACCACGCCTTCCTCGCCGCGCGGATCGAGCAGCAGCGCCACATGGTCGCCCACGTCGGGCAGATGCTCGAAGCGGTCACGGTGCGTGCGCGCGACCAGCATCGGCAGCCAGTAGGTCTCCAGGTCGTCCAGGTCGGGCAGGCGCACGCGCACGCGGTGCGTGGCGGCATCGACGGCGGTCACGAAGCCAAAGCGCAGCGTGGCGAGCGACTCGCGCAGGGTCTCGATCATGATCCCTGCTCCTTGATGCGCTTGAGCAGTAGCGTCGTGGCGTAGCCCGCATTGCGGCTGATCTCATGCCGCGCTTCGATGATCAGGTAGCGGCCATCGAGCCGCGACCAGCCGGTCACATCCACCGCTGCGCCTGCCACCAGCTTGGGGTCGCCCGGTAGCTGCACCTCCAGGCTGGTCTTGTCGATCTCGTGCCGCGCCTGCTCGGCTTCGGCGATGGCCCGGGCCTGCTCCGGGGTTTTGGCGCACACATGGCGCTTCTTCGTGTCGGCGGCCGTGACATGCTCGACCGGGATCATTTTGCCGCTGGTCACGTCGTAGATGACGAGCCGGCCGGTAGAAGCGTCGTGATGACGCAGCTCGGTGCGGCTCGGCACCTCAGTGATGCGGTCGCGGTAGGTGAGGCGCGAGAGCTCGGCGGGTGCCAGCGTGCGCACCGGCTCGGCGTCCTCGCCGAGCTTCATGACGGCCAGCACCTTGTTGTTGTCGGTGAGCTTGAGCGCGTAGCCGTACTCGCACGCGAGGCGCACCGCGAAGGCCCAGTCGGTCTCCTGGTATTGCGTCACGCGGTCGATGGGGATGTTTGCCACCGCGCCCTTGCGCTCGGCACCGATGCGCTGGGCGATCTCGTCGAGGATTTTGGCGAGCGTGGTGTTTTCGTATTTCCTGCCGATGCGCGTGCGCACCGCGCGGCTGATGCCGGTGGCGAGCGCCCGAATGCGGATGGTCATGGGCGGCGATTCGACCTCGATCTCATCCACATCGAAGGCCCCGCACGAGACGAGCGGCTGCCCGGCGTAGCCGATCTCGGCGGCGATCTCCATGCCCTTGTCGGGATACCACTCGGAGAGCCAGCGGCTTTTCACGGCGTCGGTTTCGGCCAGCTCCACATCCAGCGCATCCGCCTCGCCGGTGAGTCGGTCGGTGTAGGCGACGCACATCAGGTAGGGCGTGAGGTCTGCCGTGATGTCGCGCCCGTTGTAGGTGATGCGCACCTGCGGCGCTATCGCTTCCATGGCGGCAGTCCGGCGGTGGAGACGGCGGCGGGCCGCTCGATCAGCGGCACCGCGATCTTGAGCCCGGCGGGCAGGATGCCTGCGCGCGGCGCGTGCGGGTTGGTGGCGATCAGGCGCGGCATCTCGCGTACGTCGCGGTAGTAGCGCCAGGCAATGAGGTCCCAGCGCTCGCCGTCGATGGTGGTATGCACGATGGCCTGTGTCATGCCCAGCCCTCCACCGGTAGGCGGCTCGCGGCGTGCGCCGCAATGCGGCCCACCGACTCACGCGCGCCCTCGAGCGCCTGCGCGCCCGCGCGCACGCTCCACAAGGCCGACGAAACGCCCGATAGGCCGCCACCGAGCGCGCCCGCGGCCACGTCGAAGGTATGGCGCGCCGACTGAAGGGCCGATAGCGCCTGCCTCGCATCGGCGGCGACCGCAGCGACGCCGCGCAGCGCGCCGAAGCCTTCGACGGGAACCGTCGCGCCGAAGGCGGACACGGCATCGGTCAGGCTAGGCAGCGCCAGCAGCGCGGAGGCCGGGTTGCTCTGCGCCAGCGCCGCGAAGCTCGCCACATCAGCCGCAAGACCCACCCCGCGCGCGATGGCCGAGAGCCCATCGGCCGACACCTGCGCGACGCCGCCGGGGCTGCTCAAAGGCGCGGCCTCGATCAGGGCGAAGTCGTCCACCGTCGCAGCCTCGATCGGGATGCGGTAGCCGCTCGTCACCACCCCCGGTGGGTTGGGCTGTGCCGGGTCGCCCACGTACTCGCGCAGGGTGATCGAGAGCTCGAAGGCGATGGCCGAGCCATAGCCGTCGGTCTGCGTGGTCTTCACCTCGGCCTCGGTGATGACAAACACGCCCCGGTATTCGCCGGTGCCGAGCACGAAGGCCACCGGCTCCTTGGCGTCCATCTTGTCCTTGATGCGCCTGACCTCATCCGCCGGGTTGCACCACTGCGCATGCAGGCGCGCGTCGATGCGCACCTCGTCGGGCTTGTGCCTGGTGTATTGCAAGAGGCTCTTACGCCCTATCAGCCCCTGCTCGGCATACTCCGCGCCGTAGCGCATGGACAGGCCGTCGAGCCAGGTGATGATCTCCAGCTCCACGTCATTGAGCACCGCATAGAGGCTCATGTCGTCCCCTCCCAGCCGACGCGGCGGCGCTCGGCGTCATAGCGGCGCATCAGGCGCTCGAACTCGGCAAAGCTCATCTGCACCGCCTGCGTCACTTGCGCACGCGCGGCCTCGGGTGTAGCCGCGCCGGTGACCGTGATTTGTGGCGCGAAGGTGATGTGCATCGGCGCGCCCGGCGCTGCGCCCGCTTTGAGCGCACCGCGCGGCGGCTCGACAGCGGGAAGCGCGGCAGGCTGGATCGAGGGCAGAGCCACCAGCTCCACCGCTTGGCGGATGGTGCGCAGCACATCGGAAGGCTGTGGCAGCGCCACCGGCTCCACCGCTTGGCGGATGGTGCGCACGGCATCTGGCGTGGCCTGCATGACGGGTGCAGCCAGCGCGGGCGGCGCAAGCGCCATCGTCGCTGCACCAGCCATCGCAGCGGCGGCTTTTTGCACCTCGCCCAGGCTGGCACGCATTCCATGCGACAACCCCTCGCCCAGGAAGCCGCCCAGTTCGGCAAACACGCGCGATGGCGATCGGATGCCGAGCAGGTTTTTGAGGCCGTCGCGCACCGTCGCGCCCAAGTTCATGACCGCCTCTTTGGCCTCAGAGAGCCTGGACTTGATGCCATCGATCAGACCCTCGACGATCTGCTTGCCGATCCCGAGCATCTCGCTGGGCAGCGCGATGAGCTCGCCAGGCAGCGACAGCACGGTCTTGACCATCTCGGCGATATACAGGCCGACCTTTTCGCCGAGTTCCTTGGCCGCGCCGCCCGCATCGTCCATCGGCTTGATGAGCTCGCCCAGCCAGCCGATCACGGCCTTGATCTTGTCGCCAAGCCAGCCGAAGGCGTCAATGATCGGTCGCAGCAGCGGCATAGCGGGCTCAAATGCGCGGCGGATGTCGTCGGCGATCATGCCGAAACCCTTGGACAGCCCGCTCCACAGCCCCTGGAAGAAGCCGGAAATCGGCCCCCAGAACTTGTAGACGAGCAGCGCGGCAGCGACGAGCGCGAGACCGATGGGGTTCGTCAGCACCGCCCACCCCAGCCACAGCACGGCGCGGCCTGCCAACAGCAGCGCCGCCTTGAGCGTGCTGCCCAGGGCGACTGCCGCCGCCTTGGCCTGCGCAACGATCATCCCTAGATGCCAGCCGAGCGCCTTCATCGGCGCACCTGAGCTGGCGATCTCGCGCGCGATGGTCAGGAACGCGCCGCCCGCTGCCAGCGCGCGGTTGATGCCCAGCCAGCGCGCCATCGTCATCAGCGGCCCGACGGACTTCATCGCCATGCCCGCCATCAGCGCCAGAGAGCCGCCGGCGAACACCAGCGCGCCGCCGAAAGCGAGCGTGACGCCGACCATTTTACCGATCAAGGGATAGCGGTCGAGCAGGCCGAAAAGCCACTCGGAGAAGTCGTTGAAAGCATCGAGCGCGCGCTTGAGCTCGGGCGCGATCAGCCCGCCGAACTTCGCCAGCACGTTCTCGAAGGTGCCCGAGGCCGCATTCCAGACGTTTTTCAGCGTCCTCAACTGTGCCTCGACCTTGGCATTTAGGCTGGCCTGTGCGGCCATCTGGTCAGCGATCTGCTGGTAGCCGACCAAGCCCTTCTCGATCATCGTCGCGGCCATCTGTGCATCCTGGCCGCCGCCGAAGATTTTCTGCAATAGATCGAAGCGCATCTGTGACGGCAGCGCCTTGAGCTTCTCGAGCTCTGTCACCAGTTGGCGCGGCCCTTTCAGCTTGCCGGTCTGTCGATCGATGATGTCGAGCGTGATGCCGTAGTGACGCAGTATTTCGCGCGCGTCGGT